GCCAGATGTATGGATCCAACAGTCGGTCCACGGTCGGGAGCGGGCTCACGGTCGTCCCGGCCACGACGGCTTCTCGATGCTCGAACAGCGTCGCCAGGTAGATCAAGACCGCCTGGCGAATCGGCTCCGGGATGTCCGTCGGCGTATTCCCGTAGCCCGCCACGAACCGCACCACGAGCCCGTTGATCGCCTGGAGTTGATCCGAGGGCCACGCCTCACTCACCCCAAGCACGATCCGGCCGGGATGGCCCGTCGTATCCACGAGGTAGTCCGCGCTGGCGAACGTCGTCTCGACCCCGCCGTCCGGCGTGTACTTCACCGACGTCACGGACTGAAGCGGCGGCCGGGGAACCTCGATCGCATCCCCGCGGGGGAACGCGTCGAGGAAGTAGTCGTAGGTCTGCGTGGGCAAGGCGCGGCCGAGCCGGCGCTCCACGGACTGCCGCGCCGTGACGATGAGCCGACCGATCAGGCTGTCCTCACCGGTACTCGTGACCCGGAGGTGATCCTTCGCCTCCCCCAGGCTCAGCGGCTCCTCTTGCGGCGGCGTGACCAGCACCAGGCCGGCCATGGCTTACTTGTCCCCGGGTTTGGCGCGGGCCTTGTCGGCCGGCTTCGGCGCCTTCTTTTCCTCCGGCGGGAGGTGGATCACCCCATCGACCGTCTGGAGCCCCAGCCGCACGGCCTCGGTGCCGGCAATCGCCGCGCCGGGGGCCGCAAGTAGAAACGCCGCGGCCGGGTCACCGTCCTCGACGACCCGCGACCGATCACCGCTGAGCCACAGCCGGCGATCGGCCCACACCGTGCCGCCGGGAACCGGTTGGTGCGCGCGCAGGTCCTTCACCTCGAGCGCCATCAGGTGAGCACGGTCGGAACGATCCGGTAGAACACCCGGAACCGGAACACCGAGTCCCCGGTGATGATCTCGCCGACCAGCATGTGCGCGACGAGCGCGGCGTTGGCGGCCGGCGTGATCGAGGAGATGGCCGACGCGGCCGTGTGCGGCCGGATGTAGCGGGTCTGCACGGTGGTCTGGTCCGCGAACCCCGTCATTTCCGCCTGGCCGACCTCGAGCCCGCTGGCGTCCGTGTACTTGATCGCCAGATCCTCCCCGGCCGCGACCCCCGCATAGGCGGTGCCCGCCGGCTTGTGGAGCACGGCGCCGTCGAAGATCAGCGCCAGATTCGCGCCCGGGGCCGCCACCAGCGTGATCGGGGTCGCGTTCAGCGCCAACACCTGGGCCGCCGTGAGCGTCACGTCCACGGACTTCTCTTCGGCTCGCACTCCTTCACTGATGGCCATCAGACGACCTCCGCATAGACAAGCGCCCCGTCCACCGACACGGCGCCGCTGAGTTCGAGATTGAGGAGCGCCCCCGCGGCCGTCTCAAACCAGCCCGCCTGGTTGTAGGGCAGGGTGAGCACGCCATTGGCCGCGAGGGACATCTGCCCCGTGAGGGCCGTGCCGCCGGCACCGGACTCGAAACGCACGGTGACCGCGCCACCCGCCACCAGCGCACAGGCGAGAACGCGGATCTTCCTGCCAGTGACCGCCGCGACGAGAGTGTTGTCACCGATCGCCGCGACGTCCACGGCCGCGTACTTCGGATCGGTACCGACGTAGGCCATCGGTCAGATGCCGGTGACCGTACAGAAGGCAGCGGCCCGGTAGGTCACGAACGCCACCCGGACCCCGGCGCGGATCGTGCGCCGGCCGTCCAGGAAGTCGTCGTTCACGTACCCGACCAGCACCTCCATCCCCTGCCGCTCGTAGAGCTGGGAGAAATTGAAGTCGCCGGTGAGGCCCGTGTTCTCGGTGATCGCGTCGGAGATGACCACCCGAAGCCCCCACATTCGCTCCGGCGCCACATCCGCGGGGTTGCCCCAGACGTAGATACCGTCTGAGGTCCGGAGGAGGCGGATGGGCTCCCAGTCGTTCGGGTGGATGATGTGCGCGTTCGGGAACGCGCGACCCGTGACCTTCACCAACGTCATCGCCTTGTAGAAGGCGTCGGGGGTGGGATCGGCCCCCTTCGCCCGAGTCTGGATCCCCGAGACGTTCAGCAGCCCGGTCAGGTTGGGCGCGTTGCCGTCCCCGGTGAGCAGCTGGCCGTCGAGCCGCTGCCGCACACCGAAGGTGAGCCGCAGATCGAGGTAGGACTGCACGCCCTGGACGTCCGCGAGCTGCTCGTCGGTCACCGGGATCGAGCTGCCGATGCTGCGCACCGTGCTCGACCGCTCGGTAAGTGCGAACGCGGACTCGGCGTAGGCGGCGTTCTCCGCCCGCTCGGCCGCGGCGTGCGTCCGGGTCGTCTCCTCCATGTACACCACCGCCGCCTGGCCCGTGGTGCCCGGCGGGATGATGTCGATGATCTGGATGGGCCGCGTCACCGCGTCGATCACGAGGCCCGGCACGCGCGTGGATTCGGGCGCCCAGCCCGCGGTCGTCTGGAACAGCGTCTTCATGCCCCCGTCGGGCACGACGCAGCCGGCCGGCGACTTGCTCTCACAGAACTTCTTGAAGGCCTCCGAGCCCGTCACGATCTCGCCGAGCCGCTTCACGCGCCGGTCGTCGCCGTGGTCCTGGGGCGGCCGGGAGGGCATGTCCTTGCCCTCGATGTCCTTGCCGAGGGCCGTGATCCCGTCCCGCATCTTCACGAGCTGCGCAAGATCCTCGACTTCCTTCCCGAGGTCGCCGAGTTCACGGTTCATTTCCTGGAGCTTCTCGACCTTGGCCTTGGTGTCGAGCCCCTCCCCGAGGCACTTCACCTTCTCGAAGTCCATGTCGGGGCCCGCCTCCTCGAACACCTTGGCGGCGGCGGCCTGCTTGGCCTCAAGTTCCTTGCGCGTGGCGACGAGCTTGGCGGACATCCGGCATCGCTCCCTGATGGGCGCCAGGGGGATCCGGATACGAGAAACGGCCACCCCGGCGCGGTTGCGCTTCAGAGGTGGCCGTAGAACGGGCCGATGGGTTGTCAGCGTCGAACTTAGGCGGCCTGGGTCTCCTTGTCAACACCGACCCGGCGGAAGACGTTCACCCACCCGCACGCCTTGCATCGCCAACTCCACCGCGGGACCGGCACCATCCCCCGGTCCCGCGGGTCCTTAAACATCCCCACGAACTCGACCGGCTCGCCGGCCTCCCCGAGGAACCGGGAACAGCGATGACAGGCAAGATCCTGCACGCTACCACCGTCCCGTGCGGAGGAGGTCAAACCGGGTCCGCTCGAGCCGGGCCAACTCCCGGTATCCCACGTCCCGGTAGTCGGGCGGGGGGCCGGGCGGGGACACCGACTTCGCGGCCGCCGGCTCGGTACTGGTGATATGAAGCAGCAGCTGCGCGCCATCAGCGCCCTTGACCGCCACGGTCTGCGTGCCGATCCCCGCGCCCTTGAGGACCGGGCTGACCTCGTGGACGTCGAGCTGCTTCAGAAATCGCACGTCCTGGCCGTCCTGCTGGCCCATCTCACTGGCCACGACGTCGAAGGCATACGACCATTCCTGGAGCTCGCCCATCGCCTTCACGACGCCGAAGGTCTCGCGCCCGACCTCGGTGTCCATGAAGAACTCGCCCATCAGTCGGGCGTCGGTCTCCGTGACCTCGATGACGCCCTTGCCGACCGGGAGATCGCCCCACCAGGAGCGATGCCCGTAGGCCGAGATCCGGACCTTGGCCCCATCCGTAAAGGCTCCGGGGAGCGTGACGTCGCCGTCGTGGTCCCGCACGTTGAAGGTCGAGAACACCGCCTCGACCAGTCCCTTCGCGGCGTCCTTGAGCTCGACCTGCATCCCCTTGCGCTCCATCAGCTCACCCTCCCCGGCCGTTGCGGCCCGGCGTCGTCCTTAGTACCGGCGCGATCCTATTCCTCGCGCTGCCGACTGGCTCTATCCTCGTCCCCGTGCCTGACGGTTCCTCGACCACTGGCCCCCCCTCGTCCTGTTCTTCCTCCTCGTCCTCGCCGGCCACCGCCTCATACTCCCCGAACGGCACGGGCTGGGTGTTCACGGGACGGAGGTAGACCCGCGCGTCCGGATCCGCTTCGAGCCCGAGCATCTCCTGGCCCTGGTCCACCCGCACAATGCCACTCGTCACCAGAACCGCCACCCGCCGCGCCCGCTCCGTCTCCTCTTCCTGGAAGGCCGAGACGCCCTCCGTGTCGAACCGCACCCGGAACCGGGTGGGATTCTCCTCGAACTCCGGTAGGAGTTGCTGCGACAGTTGCCGCGCGATGGCCCGCTGGCTCGGCGTGATACACTGCACCCAGGCCAGCCGGCGCAGCTCCCGCATCGTCGCCCCCACCTTCGTGCTCTGGAGGCCGGCCCCGAACCCGACCACGGCCGCGGGGATGCCCAGGGCGGCACAGATCCGCTCCTCGGCGATGTCTCGAATGTTCGCCAGCATGAGCTTCGACGGGTCGAACCCGAACTGGTGGATCTCGGTCGGCGCACCGACGACGAACGGCTCGCCCCGATGATCGCCGTTCCACTGCTCTTTCGCGTACGCCTTCATCTCCTTCAGCGCCTCCGGGTCCACGTACCCGCCCTCTTTGGGCGCGATCACGAGCCCCGGCACTCCCATGTTCTTGAGGATCTGCGCCGTGAAGTTGGCGGCCTCGTCGTCGGTGAACACCTCGCGCATGATGGCGCGGAGCTGCGACAGCCCCTTCCGGGGATTCCGGGGGTCCAGGCCGAACCGGAGGTGCACGACGTCGCGCGGCGGCACCCGATACAGCTGGCCGTTCACCGTGTAGTCGTAGTGCGTGAGGAACTGCGAGCCGTCGGACGGCCACCGCGGCTCCATGGTCCAGTGAGGCGCGTACCAGAGCTCGATCGGCTTCCCGAAGCGGTTCCGTGCCTTGACGAGATAGGCGTTCCCGTCCATGAAGTATGAGAGTGCGACCGCCATGAACAGGTTCACGCCGTCATAGTAGGGATTCGGGCGCTGGAGGAGCTGCTCGACCGGGTGCTCGTCGTCCATCGCCCAGGGCGCGGCCCGCCCGCGCCGCCTGTCCACCACCGGCTCGGCCTCCGGGAACGTCCGCATGATCCACTGGATCGGCGCCATGACGACGTTCGAGTCCAGCCCCTGACGCACCGCCCCGGCATAGTCGAAGTGCGTCCGCGGCAACAGGCCAGCTCGCTGCGACTCGTCAATCGGGGTGAAGGTATAGCCCTTTCGCGTCCGCAACCCGAGCCGGGTGAACAGCCGTCCCACGAGATTGGCCATTGTCTCTCCTCTCACCGTACCGGCGCCCACCGGGTCCGGTGGGTCGGCTGCACGATCGCCCGCGCCACCGCCATGATGCTCGCCACCACGCCGTCGATCTTCCCGGCCGCCGTGCTTTTGTCGGGCGCGATATTCCCGTTCGGGTCCGTCCGGACGGTCACGTTCGAGACCATCCAGCGCATGATCGGGTGGCCCCCATGCCGCACGCGCCGCGCCCGCACCAACCCCTCGAACGCCTTCGCCGGCTCCGAGAGCGTCCGGTATCCCTGTCGCAGCTCCACCAAGGTGAACCCGTCTCCCTGCAACTCCGTGGCGATCTGGGTCGCGTTCCAGGGGTCGTACCCCAGTTCCACGATCCGGTACGTGCGCGCGAGCGCCCTCACGTCGCGACGGATGACCGCGTAGTCGATCACGTTCCCGTCGGTCGTGGTGAGCCAGCCGTCGCGCACCCATGCGGCGTAGTCCGGGAGCCGGTGCGACCGGGATCGCTCCGCCACCAGTTCCGCCGGCACATAGAACCGCCAGAAGAAGTCCCATACTCCCTCGGGCTCCGTCGGCGGGAAGGCGAGCGCCAGGGCGGTCATGTCCACGGTCGTCGATAGATCGAACGCCGCAAAGCACCGCCGGCCAGCGAGCGCCTCGGGGTCGACCGGTGCATCCGGGCACGCGTTCCACGCGTCCATCGCGATCCATCGGTCGCGCTGCTGGGTCCAGATGTTCCCGTGGTAGCGTTTGAACGTGTTCTCGTAAGCCGGCGACTGCTGGGCGCGCGCACACTCTGCCGCCAGATACTCCTCCTTGATCGATACCCCGAGGTTCGGGTTCGCCTTGGCCCACGCCTCTGGTTCGCGCCAGTCATCTCCCTCGTCCCCGCTGGTGACGTACGCAAAGAAGCTCTCGTCCTGCACCGCTCCCTCAAGCACCTTCACGGCAAGGTCGTGCATCTCCCAGCCGATCGAGGCCGGATCGTAGACGCCCGCGGTCGTGATGATGAACGTGAGGGGCTGGCGTCGCGCACCGGTCCCGGTCTGCAACACGTCGTAGACGTGCCGGTCACTGTGGGCGTGCAGCTCGTCAATCACCAACCCATGGGGGTTCAATCCGTCCAAGGTAGACGAATCCGCCCCTAACGGCTCGAATTTCGAGCCCAAACGCTCACAATAGATCGAGTTCCGGAGCTGTTTGGCGAACCGCCGGAGGGTCGGGGACGCCTTCAGCATCGCCTTGGCGGCATCGTGCACGATCTTCGCCTGGTCCTTCTTCGTCGCCGCGGAGTAGGTCTCGGCCCCGGCCTCCTGGTCCCCGATCGTGAGGTAGAGCCCGACCGCCGCCCCGAGGGTGCTCTTCCCGTTCTTCCGGGGGATCTCGACGTATGCGACCCGGAACCGCCGGCTCCCATCCGGGCGTCGCCAACCAAAGATCGGCCGGAGGATCTCGTCGTGCTGCCACGGCTCAAGGGTCAGCGGTTGCCCCGCCCACTCGCCCTTGTGGTGGCACAGATGGCCCTCAATGAACTGGACCACCCGATCCGCGGCGGCCTCGTCGTACACGTAGCCCAGCGCCGGCAGCCGCTCAAGGTCCGCTTCCTGGCGGGCGATGGCGAGCTGCCGGAGCCGGCAGACGGTGGACTCAACCGCTACGGCAGTCACCGAACAGGAACCCTTCCACGTCATCGGGGACACCGGTCGGGGCCGCCTTCACGCGGCTCCGGGCGCTCGGTGTGAGGCCGAGCTCCACCGCCAGCGCGCGCCATTCCTTCCGCAGCTTGAGCACGGCGTTCACGTACCCGAGCCGGTGCGCGGTCGCCTGGCCGACCCGTTTGATCAACCGCTCCATCGCCCGCACTTCGCCGGTCAGCAGACAGTATTCGCGGAAGGCGGTGAGATCACCTACGGTCAGGACCCCCGCAGACACCAGCACCGGCGCGAGCCGGTCCCACTCCGTCCGCGCATCACCCCTGACATCCTTCGGGCACGCCGTCGGCGTCACCGGCAACTGCGGTTCGTTCGCCGGCAGACGGCGCTTGCCGGGATTCCCCTTCAAAATCTTCAGCCGAGTGGGCTGCGGTTTACGCCCGCGCATCCGTTACCCCCTAACCCCAGTTGCTATTTCTGCGACCGTCGCGCGATCACTGGG